GAAAATCCGTTTGGATTGGGAAGTTTCTGCTGAAGCACTAGAAGACAATGTCGAGGGAGGTGCATTGGAAGATCATCTTGTTAGATTGATGACCAATGCTTTTGCTAATGACATTGAAGATCTAGCGATTAACGGTGATGGTTCAACAGCACCATTCCTTTCAATTATGCCTGGCTTCATTAAGAAGCACAAGGACAATGGAGATTCACATGAAGCAGCGATTACCGTTGCTAATAATGCATGGACTCCAGAAAAAATGCAGGAGATCATCCTTGCTATGCCACGTAAGTACCGTGCACTTAAGAATAATCTTAAGTTTTATGCAGGTACAGATGCATTCGCAGGTATCGTTAAGAACAACGGTACATTGTCTGATGCAATCGCTGAGGCACTTGGCAAGAACGGTAACACCTATGCTAACACACAGGCTTACCTAGATGGTCAAGGCCAGACATTCGGTGGAGCACGTACAACTCGTGTTCTCGGAATTGATGTTCAAGAAGTTCCTTACTATCCAGATGGGTATATCGATTTGACATTCCCACAGAACCGTGTATGGGGCTTCCAGCGTGATATCGTTGTAAACCGTGAATATGTTGCTAAGAAGGACACAATTGAATATACTGTGTTCGTTCGCTTCGGTATTCAATGGGAAGAAGAAGACGCTATTGCATGGGCAGACGCTGCTTCAGATGCATAATCTGTAATCAGTAACCTTTGAGAGGGGGCAGGGGCTAGATCTCCTCCCCCTCTTAATCTTTAGTATTCTGTTATAATAGTTCACATAGGAGGTTAAATAATGGAAGAAAATAATTTTAATAATGAAACACCAGTAGAAAACATTGTTGTAGAGGAAATTCCAGCAGAAGCACCAGTAGTTACCGAACCAGTTGTTGAGGCCCCTATGCCAGAAACTAAGGTTGAAGAAATTGCTGCAGAAAATAATATTGAGGCTTCAGTAACGGAGGCTTCAGAAACAACAAATGCTATTACTACTGCAGACCTATCCAGAGGATCTGGAACAGCGCAGGCTGTAGGTCAGATCGTAAATGGTGTAATTGGCGTAACACAGGTAGAACGTAAGGTTGAACAACCATCCACTGTTGCTAAAAAGTCAAATAAAACAGTAGCAGTTCATTCTACAAAGAATGTAAGTTTACCTGGAGTTGGCAAGGTATATCGTGGATATAACATTGTCACACCAGAACAGGCTGAAAAATGGCTAACACGCAACCATATTCGTCTTGCTACACCAGAAGAAGTAGCCAAGGAGTTTGGTCGCTAAAATGCAAATTCTGAGAGTTCCGTCATATCCAGTAGTCGCTATTGTTGATGTTGCATTACCTGCAACAGAGTACGAGTATACGATTACTGATATGGCGGACTTATCAGTTTCAGAAGGAACAGCAGTATCAGATAGCAACTCTAAAGTGTCAATTGAGTTGTCATCAAAATATGACACAGAATATAAAATAGATATTGATCAGGTAGAATATTATATTGATGTTGTTCGTCCATACTCTAATCCAAACGATCATGGAAACACCGCAAGCGAGATTGCAGCATATGCGTCTAATGAAGAATTAGCCAGAGCAATTATAGACTCTGTATGCGATGTAGAATTTTACTATAAGAAAAAAATAATTCAAACAACAGGTCAGGGTACAGACTACCTACCTATTTGGGTAGATGCTAAAAAGATTTTAAAGGTTTATGAAAATAACGTATTACTTTATGATGCAGATGATTTGGAAAATTCTGTAACTGATTTTGAGATTGTTCCAGATGGATCTGCAATTACGATGACATTTAATGATGCAATAAATAGAGATGAATCTGCTCGTATTTTATTACCAGCGTCACCAACAGATATTACAGAACTTGATTATTCTGCACGAGGATTTCCAAAGACATGGGATTATACAGTTGTCTTAGAAGTAGGATATAACAAGGTGCCATCTGATATTATTAGAGCAACAGAATTACTTATTCACGACATCGATTGTGGTAAGTTAGATTATTATAAGCGCTATATCGGTGCTTATAATACAGATCAATTTAGAATTCAGTTTGATAAAGCAGTGTTCGATGGCACTGGAAATTTAATTGTAGACAAGATACTTGATAAATATCGTAAACCGATTGAGTTTATTGGAGCACTATAATGGTAATATGCGAAACTCCAGACTTCGCATTCCCAATGCAAGCAGACGTATATCATCCAATTGTTGAGCAGGGCGTATATGGAGAAGTTAAAAAGACTTGGATATTAGATAGAACTATTGCTTGTTCATTTACTTCAGCAGGAACAGCATTTAAGGAAGAAGTAATGCCAAACATTAATATTACGCAAGACAAGTTGTTGCTTGGAAGATGTAAAACAGATATAAGAATATCTAGTCTTGAAGCAAAAAATTCTGTTACAAATGTTATTATTACAAATATTAAAGATAAAAATTGTAATGAAATTTACATAGAAACTTCTGGCCCACGTGCAGGAAAATCTACCATATTTGAAATAGCAACTCAAGATCCATTTACTGGTCCATTTGGTAATGTAGAGTATTACAAACTTGTTCTACGTAGATCTGAAAATCAGGCGGTGGATGTATGAGAGTTGTATTCAATAATGCTGCATTTCGTAAAGATATGAAAAATATTATTGACTATTCTATTGGCTATGTTGAAGGAATTCAGGGCGGTAAAAAAGCATTTTTAAATACTCTTGGATTAGAAACAATAGAACTAATGAAAGAATATATAGATTCAAATGCTAGAGTTAATCCAGAAATGCTTCATCATGTCTATGAGTGGAATCAAACAGGAAGTCCAAACTCTAGACTATTTGATATACAGTATGTAACAAGTTCAATAGGGCTTTCATTTAGATCAACTTTTAAACAATCTACATCTATTAAAAATGGATCACGTGTTCCATTTTATGATAAGGCTAAGATTATGGAACAGGGAATTCCAGTTACTATTATTCCTAAAAGGGCACAGGCATTAGCATTTGAGGTAGATGGGGAAACAGTATTTACAAAACAACCAGTTGAAGTTTTAAATCCTGGAGGAGATGCAGTGCAGGGTAGTTTTCAAAAGGTATTTGACTCATTCTTTAATAGATTTTTTACACAAGCATTTTTAAGGGTTAGTGGTATTGCTAAATATTTAGAAAATCCAGTAGCATATAAAAAGAACCTATCTGCTGGCAAACGTGGCGGTAAAGCAAAAGGCTATGAGACTGGCTATCGTTGGATAGCAAACGCAGGGGTTGGACGATGACAGAATCTATATCAGTATTTAATACACCAGTGTTATGGATTAACCATTATTTAAGAAATAAAATAGTAGAGTTGGCTGGCTTGGAAGATGTCCCATTTTTCCCAACTGGCCCATCTACACTAGAAACTCTTCAGAAGCAATTTCCAGAGGGTGGGACAATGGCTGTATATGACAGAATGTTTCGTATGCGTAGAGGTCCATTCCCACATATAAAATGTGAACAGGTATTGTATTATTTTTACTACACAGCATCTAATACAGTAGGAAACATGGTCAGGGTACAGGAGGCAGTACTAAGGCTTATGGATCGTGGAGATGAAAGCGCTCAAGAACTAAACTCTTGGGCTAAGGCAAACCCTATAGATCTAACTCCAAATGGACCTGAAAGAACTTGGATTCACTGCAAGTTCTACTTCCATGATTTTAAGATATACCAGTTAGAAGAGGCACGGGATATAGTCGACTTTGGAACAGCCCGAACTTATGCGGGAAATAAGATCATTATTGACTACGACTACCATCAAATGCAGGACGTAATAGACTCAGTAAATTCATAAAAAGGCTGTATACTTATCAATGAGGAAACACGCCTTTGATTTCTAACAAAAAAAGAGGTGAAATAAATAATGGCTCTAGGTAATAGTAATAACATTATCGTCGGTGCAGCACAGTTATGGATTGCTGATGCTCCATTAGCAGTTGGCGGAAACCCCGCTCCTGTTTCTGGAACAAAGTATTCTGTAACAATGGACGGCGACACTGATTTCCGTTCAGTCGGATATACTATGAATGGTTTGGAACTACAATTCCAGCCAGATTTCGGAGAAGTTCAAGTTGACCAGGTTCTTGACGTTGCTAAGTTGTTTAAACAAGGCATGCAGGTAAACCTAAATACTACTTTTGCTGAATCCACATTGGAAAATCTTCTTGTTGCAGTTGCAGGATCAGATAGTGATCTTACAGGTGACAAGGAAACTTCCAACGGTCAGACATTTAATATCAAATCAGGTAATCTTGGCGAATGCCCAGTAGAGCGTGGTTTGGTTGCTGTCGGCCCAGGAACTGGTGACTGCGATGAGGGATCTAATAAGGAAAGAATTTATGTTGCATATCGTGCACTTTCAATTGAAAATGTTACAGTATCAGCAAAGCGTGATGAGGCTACAATGTTTGAAGTTTCATTCCGTCTTCTTCCAGATGACGCATCAGGTTCATACGGTAAGATCATTGATCGTACTGTAACACCATAATACAACTTAATAATCAGATGGCCCAGACCCTTGAAAGTCTGGGCTTTTCTGTTTGATATAATAAATACATGGCTACAGAAATATATGAAAGTGATTATATAAATTTAATTGATGGAACTCAAATATATATAACACCACTAAAAATAAAATATCTTCGTCAATTTATGCAACAATTTGAAAATGTAAAAACATCAAAAGGAGATGAAGAGGCAATATCAGAGTTAGCCAAATGTGCATTAATTACAATGCAACAATATTGTCCAAAAATAAACACAATTGAAAAATTAGAAGATAGTATAGATTTAAAAACAATTTATAAAATATTAGACATTGCTGCTGGAATCAAAATAGATAAAGGTTCAGATCAAAAGGTAAAAGATCAGGCAACAGATAGCGGTGCATCCTGGGATAACTTAGACTTAGTAAAACTTGAATCTGAAGTATTTTTGTTGGGAATATGGAAAGATTATGAAGAATTAGAGGCTTCAATGTCTATGCCAGAATTAACAGCAACATTAAATATAAAAAGAGAACTAGATTATGCAGACAAAAAATTTCATGCCGCAATACAGGGTGTTGATTTGGATAAAAATACTAAAAAATCTAATGCTTGGGAAGATATGAAGGCTAGAGTATTTAGTCGTGGTAGAGCGACAGACTCTAAAGATATAGTTTCTCTACAAGGAATTAATGCTCAAAAGGCTGGTTTTGGTATTGGGATGGGTCTAGAATATGAAGAGATTAAAGATTAAAAATAAAAGTGCATTATGGTATAATTAATTCAACCTTATAAGGAGGAATAAATGGCTACAACTGTGCACGAAGAAAAAGAAATCACGTTGATTGACGGCACAAAAATTAAAGTAAGACCACTTAAGATCTCTCTTCTTAGACCTTTTATGTCTAAGTTCGAGGGTATTTCAGCAGTGGCAGATAATAACGAAAAGTCTATGACTTTGCTTATGGAGTGTGTTGCTATTGCAATGAAACAATATAAGCCAGAGTTATCTGAAGATATGGATGCATTAGAAGAAATCCTAGATCTTCCAACCGTTTATAAGATTGTAGAAGAGGCTTCTGGAATTAAGTTGTCAGAAGCAGCCTCTTTTGTTGGCAATCTAGTAAACGGATAATTAAATATAAAAGAGGTGTAAATGGATGGCTGATGTTCAATCCAATATTCATGTAAATATAGATACGTCTGAGGCGTTAGCCAGTATCAAACTTTTACAAAAACAAATATCAGCCTTCCATGCCTCAATGGCGAAGAGTGGTGCTGCTGCAGCAGCCGTCTCTGCCAATATGCAACAAAATCTGATAAACTCTTTAAACGCTACAGGCAAATTCTCTGCCTCAATGCAAAATGTAAGAACTACCACAGAATCTTTTACAAACGCTCTCGAAAAAAATAAATTATCTATGCGGGATTATTACCGCTACTCTATGGGAGCAACAAAAACATTTGGAAGATTTTTTAGATCTGAATTTGATACTATAAACAAAGTTGCAAGAGAAAGAGTAAAAGATTTACAGACTCAATATATAAAGATGGGTCGTGATGCTAACGGAGCAATGAAGGCAATTGCTGTTAGACCACTTGCTCTAGACATGAATAATTTAGGTACACAAACTGCAATTGCTGCACAAAGACAGGCGCTATTAAATCAACTATTAAAGCAAGGCGCTACAAATATGCTAAATTTTGGTAAAAATACTCAGTGGGCAGGTCGTCAATTAATGGTTGGTTTTACAATACCATTAGCATATCTTGGAACTACTGCTGCTAAAACATTTATGGCAATGGAAGAACAAGCAATTAGATTTAAACGTGTATACGGTGAATTATTTACTACTGGCGAAGAAACTGACAGCATGCTTAAAGAAATTAAACTTTTAGCAAAAGAATTTACCAAATATGGAGTTAGTGTAGAGAAAACTATGCAAATGGCAGCCGATGCTGCTGCAATGGGTAAAATGGGTGCAGACCTTTTGGCTCAGGTAAATCAAGCAACACGTCTTGCAGTTCTTGGTGGCGTTGAGCAAGAACAAGCATTAGAAACAACAATATCTTTAACAAATGCATTTGGAATAGCAGCAGAAGATTTAACTAAAAAAATTGACTTTTTAAACTCTGTAGAAAACCAAACAGTTGTATCTATTGAAGATTTAACAGTAGCAATACCAAAGGCTGGACCAGTTGTTCAACAACTCGGTGGCGATGTAGAAGACCTCGCATTCTTCCTTACTGCTATGAAAGAAGGTGGAATTAATGCCTCAGAAGGTGCTAACGCACTTAAGTCTGGTCTTGCATCATTGATTAACCCAACAGAAAAAGCAAGCAAAATGCTTGCTGAAATGGGAATTAATATTCAGGGAATTGTTGAGGGAAGTAAGGGAGATGTTAAACAAACAGTTATACAGTTTGCTGCTGCTTTAGATACGCTTGATCCATTAAATCGTGCACGTGCAATAGAACAACTTTTTGGAAAGTTTCAATTTGCTCGTCTATCAACACTGTTTCAAAATGTTATTCAAGAAGGAAATCAGGCAAGTAGAGTATTAAAACTTACACAAGCAACAACAGAAGAACTTGCAATTCTTTCAGAAAGAGAATTAGCAAGAGTAGAAGAATCTACTACTTATAAATTTAAGAAAACAGTAGAAGACCTTAAGGTTGCAATTGCTCCAATAGGAGAGGAATTTTTAAAGGCCATTACACCAATTGCTGAATTTGTCGGTAATGTATTAGAAAAATTCAATAATTTAGGAGATGGTACAAAGAAGTTTATAGTTATATTAACTACATTATTAGGAGGAATAGGTCCTATATTCCTAATGACTTTTGGTTTATTGGCTAATGGTTTGGCTAATATTATTAAGTTATTTGTTAATATAAAAAGTGTATTTAATAGAACTGGCCAATCTTCTACTGTTTTAGGAAATCAAACAAACTATCTTACATCAGAGCAATTAAAAGCAGCAGCAGTTGCATCATCATTAAATCAAGTTCATACTAGACTTTCTCAAACCTTTACATCTGAAATTGCTGCTCTTAATGCTTTAGTTGCTGCATATAATAGAGCAATTGCTGCACAAAGAGGTTTTGGAGGACCTATTGTTGGTAAAAACAGAAAGGGCTTTGCAGATGGAACTAAAAAGGTAAAGCCATTCTATTTTTCAAAAGGAACAGATACAGTACCTGCAATGCTAACGCCTGGAGAGGCAGTTATTCCAGCAGGACCAGCACAAGATCCACGTAACAAGCCAGCAATTAGTCATATGATCGCTGGCGGAGTGATGGAGCAATTTAAGGTTGGAACTACTGGTGCTGGAGACTTTTCTCATATTGGTGGAATGCGTACTGTCGGAGCATTAGATTTGGTAAATATGCTCAAGAAATTGCCTGCAGGAATTATTAGTGCTAGAGCAATGAAGGCAATAGAAGCAGTTGCAATGAAGTTTGCCAATACACTTAAAATAAATCTTTATGGAAAACTTGGTATTACAACTGGAATGTCGTCTCAATTAGACTCAAGGGGTAAGCCAGTATCAATGAATAATCTTATGAAGGCTGGTGGACGTGGTGTTGCCAAGGGTGAGTTTATGGCTGATTGGGATAAGAGAGGCCTAGATAGATGGAAAATATCATTACGTAATGGCGGAATGAAGATGCAAGATGTTGCTCAAGATTTAGCAATCTTGGATACACATATGAAAGATTATCTAACCAGCCTTGATGCAAATACTAGAGTTACAGATGTTCATGTTAAGCAGGCTTACGATCATGCGAAGAGACAGATGGGGGCAAACAATAAATTAGTTCAAGCATTTGAACAACTTGCATTAACCGCAGGAGAAGCAAGAATTAATATATCTCAGGCTGCACAAAAGGCTGCAGGACTTCCAACAGTTGCAGGTGGTGGAAGAAAGGGTGCTGTTGAAGTAAACGGAATGAAGTTTCGTCGTGGAGGAGATAGATTTACATTCTATAAATTAGCAGGCTTTAATTTGGTAGACTTTGCAGAAAAGAGCATGGTAGAAGGAATGATGGAAAGAGCACAGGTTGCTTCTCCATCAAGAGTAACAAAGAAGGTTGGCGGAGACATAGCATCTGGTGCTATTGTAGGGCTTAAAGAATATGTTGATGATGCCAGGGCTGCAGGACAACAATTAGGTGCTGCAGCAGTACAGGGAACTCAGGCACAAAAAGCAGCAGCATCTAGAGCAGCATTATATGGAACTGGTCCAATAGATCCAGCACAAAAATCATTGCGTCGACAACTAGAAAGACAGGCAAGGCTACAAGAACTTGCAACAAAAAGAATGCTAAAAGAATCTTCTGTAACTGGTTTTGTTGCAGGTGCTGGAGGAAATACAGGTGGTGGCGGAGGGAAAAAGGGTGGAGGATTCTTTGGAAAGTTTAGAAGACAACCACAAGATCCAGATAATCCAAAAAGAGGTATGGGTGTAGGTGGTGCAGCAATGGGACTATCTATGGCTGCTGCTGCTGGATCTATGGCTCCAGGAAAAGTTGGTGAAATTTCTCAACAATTAATGATGCCATTAATGGTATTATCAATGCTTGCTATGATGCCAGCAAAAATTGCTGGAGTAATAGTTGTTTTGGGTGCTTTAATATATTCGATAGCATCTACTAGAATGGCATTTGATAAAGCACAAGACGCAGCAATGAAGATGGCAGAATCTACTCAGGCAAGCACCAATGCAATTACAGAATTGAGTAAATTTGCAGGCACTGTAAGTGCTGGAGAAGTTATGGCAAGAAGAAGAAAAGAAGGATTTTCTCCATTTGAAGTTCAATCAGGAAAAACAACATTTGGAGAAAGTTTTGTCAAGTCAGAATTAGGTAAAGCCACACTTTCTTCTGTAGGAGCAAATATAAAGGCAGTAGGTAAAAAACAAGCACAAGCAGATTTAACAAATCAATTAGTAACAGGGGTAATATCTGGTTCATTAACCCCAGCACAAGCAAGGTCTATTGCTGGAAATATTGGAAAAGAACTTGGAGATTATGGATTTGGTATTCAAGTAAATGCCAAACTTATAGAATTACTGGGACCAAATGGTGAAAATTTACTTAAAGATCCTTTAGCAATAAGGGTTAAAATGATTGAAGAAACTCGTTCGAGAATGAATTTAGCAAGCACTTCTGCAAGAGAGGCTGGAGCATTTGGAGGAAGAAGAAAAGGAAATATATTAGGTGTTAGCGACAGAACACAAGCAATAGGATCAACTGCTGCTGGAGCAGGAGCAGGAGCAGCAATAGGTGCAGCAATAGGAACTGCAATACTTCCTGTAGTTGGAACTGCAATTGGTGCTGTAATAGGAACTGGAGTTGGAGCAGTTGCTGGAAATTTCTTAGGAAGAAAAGAAAGAATGAGGAGAGTCGGAGAAGCCTCTGGTGCTTCAGTTGCAATGAGCAAAATTGCTCTTGAGCAACAGCAACAAATGCTAGACTCTCTTGACTTAGAGTATCAGAAAAAAATTGAAAATGCAAAGGCTGCAGGCAATCAAGCCGAAGCAGAAAGATTGACTAATGATTATATTAGAGATCGTAAAGGATTATTAGAAGAAAATAAAAAAACTGTAGATCAAATAGAGCAACAGTTTGCAGAATCAAAAGGAGCAACCAGAGATGCTTTGTCTACTGGTGTAGATAAGGCAATAACTAAAAAATATAAAGGAACAGCACTCGAAGATGTTTCGCCTCTTGCAATAACAGCAATTGAAGATACTGGTATAAGTGAAGAAAAACAGTACACACTTAAAATGCAATTAGCAACTGGAAATATTGATCCTATTCAATTATTAGATATGATTGAAATGTTTGGTAAAAATAAAAAAACCATGAATGCTATGTTAAATATTGTTGGAAAATTTGGTGGAACTTTTGCAAATGAGGTTCAGGGTATTGCCTCTATGTTTAAAAATAAAAAGGCTGCAGGAAAGTTTGTTGCTAATATAGAAACAAAAGGTCCAGAAGAAGCAAGAAAACATTTAGATTTATTTTCCAACATTGCAAAAGTTTCTAATGTTTTAGATATTGATGTTGCATTAAAATACTATCAAGATAATCCAGAAGCAGCAGCAGAACTACAAACAATAATTGATAAAATTAATGAACAAAAAGGAAAAATATCTTTAGATGTTGCTGCAAAAATTATCGGCAAAGAAGAAATGGAAGCGCTAAGAAAGGATCAAGAATATTTTAATAGTTTAGATCCAGTACAACAAAAGGTATATTTACAAACTTTAACTACAATTGCAAATCTAGAAGGAAATAATAAAGAAGAGTTAGAAAATTGGTTAAAACAAAATCCTGGAAAAACTCCAGCAGATTATATGATTGCGGGCGCACAAAAAGTTACTCAAGTCTCAACAGATACAACCCTTAAGCCAACTGGAGGAGGTGGTGGAGGTGGTGGTAAAACATTGTCTTCTCCACTTGATGAGTTAGTCAAAAAACTTAGGGATGTTCGAAAAAATCAAATTAAGGTAACTGAGGGGTGGTCTGCTTCTAGAAAAACACTAGATCAACTATTCGGTGGTAAAAAAACTATCAATATTTTTGGTGGAATAGAGCAAGACCTTACAAGACTCGGAGCCAAGGGTAATTTTATTGAATTAATTGTTGGAATGGATCCAAAAGAATATGAAAAAAGAAAAAAGTCATTATTTAAATTTGATAACAAAGGAAATATTATTGGACTTAAACGTGATGCAAAAACAATACAACAGGCTTTAAATTCAATAGTTGCTGGAGATTTTCAATCTTCATTATTAAGACAACAGCAAGAGTTAAAGGATCAAGCAAAAGCATACAATATTTTAAGAGATGCTGGTGTTGGAGTTGCTGAAGCACAACAATTAGTTGCTGATACTGCTCTTGCTGCAATGATTGCTTCTGAAGGCAACAGCAAGAGTGCAGAAAAATTAATCAAACTTTATAAAGAGGTTCAGGCACAAAAACAAAAATCTGAAGCAAAAGATAGGGTTAGACTAGATATAGAAAATAGAAATAAAGATTTAGATTTAATTAAAACTATAAGAAATCAAAAATTTTCTACTATTGAAGAAATGGCTATCATGTCTGACGAAGGGCTTAAAGACATGGCCAAGAATGGTGACTGGGGTATCGAGTTTCAACAAAGGCTTCAACAAATATTTGACACTATAGAGTTTAAAGAATCTGTCTTCCAGAATGGCTTTGATAAAGCAATGGAACGATTTTCTGCAATGGAAACAAAAATTGAACTTGATTTTCAGTTTGCAACATTAAAAGATCAAGATGTAATAGAAAAGGCTCAAGATAAAATTGCTGGTCTTCAATATCAAATTGATGACTGGGAAGCACAATTGGTAGAAATTGAAGAAAAAGAAGAAAAAATTAATGAAAAGTATGAGGCTAAGGCTAAGGCCTTAGATGAAGTTAGATCTATTAATGAACAAATTTCTAGACAACAAAAAGGACAATTAACTCTTGCAGATGCATTATCACAAGGTGATATTTCTGCTGCTGCTCGTGCAGCACAAGATATTCGTGCACAACAAGCATCAGATGCTCTTGATGCACAACAAAAGTCTCTTGAGGCTGCTAAAGAAAATGAATTAGCAAATGTAAGAAATTCATTAGGCTATACTCGTTCACAAATTGAAGGACAAATTAAAACTCTTAGAGATCAAATTTTTAAGATTGAAGAAGAAGAGTTAGAGCCAGCACAAGAAAGAGTTAGAATTGAAGAAGCAAAAAAGAGAGAACTTATTCAGTCATTAACTGTGCTTGGAAGAACAAAACTAGAATGGGAAGCAATAAAGAATAGAATTGATCTTGCAAAAACAGCAAGTGCAGAGTATACAACTGCAATGGAAGCAGCATTATCTATTGTTGAAGATATAGTAAATTATTGGAAGAGTTTAGAAAGAGAATTTGTAACTACTCATAGAATTATTACCGTTTATGATGGAGGCGGTGGTAATAATGGTAGTGGTGGTGACTTTGTTGTAACTTCAGATACTTCAAATAAAGATTCACATCAAGCAGCAGATTCTCAAACTGAAATAGGAACAAAAGAATTTTTTGGAACAAGGACAGATTCAGATAGTGATTCAAACAACAAATCAACAATAAGTTCAGATAGAGATTCTCATAGAGCAGGACAACCAACAGTTGATTATACAGGAAGAACTGTAAATGGATTTACTCAATATTTAAATGAGGCAAAAGGCTTGTATGATGCTGCAGTTAAAGATTCATTACGGGCTGGAGCAACTCCAAGCGATTTTGGACATTTACTTGCATCAAGAGACCAACAAGTTATTAATGCAATTAAATTAGTTGATGAAAAAAATAAATACAATGCAATGGTTGCAGAAACAATTAAACCTGGAACTGCTGCCACTGCTGCATATAATAAAATAGTTGCAGATAGTAAAAAGGCTGGTGCTACTGTAAGTGATTTTGGATCTCAGTTAGCATCAGCATCACAAAAAGTAATAAGCGATAGCAAAAAGAATCAAAGTCCAAGCGATTTTGGACATGCCCTTGCATCACAAGATAAAAAAGTTGTAGACTTAGCGACAAAAGTTATGGCATCTTCTCCTGCTGCAACAAAGGCTGCTGCAGAAGCAAAGGCTAAAGCAGATGCTGCTGCAAAGGCTAAGGCTGCTGCAGATACTGCTAAGTTTGGTGGAAATTCTATAGCAGCAAGTCAGTTTGCCAACTGGCGCTCAAAATCATCTGGAGGACTTATTAAAAGGTTTGCCCTCGGAGGTCCTGTAATTGGAACTGATGTTATTCCATCAATGTTGACACCTGGAGAGTTTGTAATGAGTAGATATGCTGTTGATAATTTTGGTGTTGATAAAATGAGAGCAATTAATAATGGAGATTATCAAGATGCATCAGTGTATAATTATAGTGTTGCAGTAAATGTAAGATCAGATGCTAATCCAGAGGAAATTGCAAGGGCTGTAATGACTCAAATAAAACAGGTAGATTCAAAGAGGCTAAGGAGTAATAGAATATAATGTCAAACGCTAATTACATGATAGGTAGAAGAAAATATCAAAGACCACAGGCAATGCTATGGTCTGATAATTCTGGTACTCTAGTAGAAGATCCCAATAGTACAAAAATACCAAAAGAAAAATTTTATGTGCCTAATGGTTTAGAAATAGGACAAGATCCTGGCTCTGAAACAGATGAGTCTTTATATAATCAATTTTTAATTTTATCTGATGATAATAGACAAGAAATAGACTTTAGACCAATAAGAATTGAAAAAAGAGAAAGAATGATTAATGGTCGTATGAGATCATACCACATTGCGGATAAATTACAACTATCAACATCATGGCAAATGCTTCCATCTAGGTCTTATTTTACATTACCAGATTTTAACCCAACAACAGGAATTTCTCCGCATACTGGTTATGGAAATTCTGCTGGAGCAGACTTACAGTATACAACTGATGGAGGCGCTGGCGGAGTTGAAATGTTAGATTGGTATGAGAACCATAAGGGTCCATTCTGGGTTTATTTGGCCTACGACAAATACTCTAATTTTGGAAAAGATTCAAATGCCTATGCACATTTACCACAATATAATCAACTGATGCAAATGTATTTTACTGATTTTAATTATACCGTTGTAAAAAGAGGCGGAAATAATTTTGACTTCTGGAATATTCAGTTAACCTTGGAAGAAGTGTAATGTTTCAAAACGAAAATTTAAAAACTCACTTAGAGTCTTCTAGTACAATAAAAACTCAGTCGGCAATTATTTCTGAATGGAATATGAACATCGCAGACAATATTTTTAGAATAGGTAATTATAGATATAGACCAACTGCCGATGCTGGGGATAAATACAAAATTATTCCAAATACTTTTGATATTAATGATACAGGAAATTTCTACACTGGTGCTACAGATGCTGACATAAAAATAGATGGAGGAATTGATCCAGCAGATAATGAGCAGCCATGGTTTTTATTAGCACAAAACAAAAAAAATACAATGCTATATTCTTTGGAAGATTGCTTTAAAAAATTTAGACCAAGATCTGGTATAAATAAAATTACATATATACCTGGGAAAAAAATACATCATGTAAATCAAAACATGAGTAATAGACCAAGATATTATATGTCAGATAAAAATGATAAATTTAAATACTGGACATCTTATAGAACTGAGTCTGGAATTGCACGTGGTATTGCTAACAAACTAATTAATGGACAGCATTATATAGATGATACTGCTCCATTTGTTGTTTATAAAAATAGTGTTCCAGCAAATAGAATTGTTTTAAAAATGCAGACAAATGTAGGCTCTATAGATTTAGGTCCATTTTCAGGAAAGTCTGGATCATTTCCAGATCCTCTATACGGCAACTCAAATAGAACTACCCCTTCAAAATGGAAGGTTCAATATTTAAAAAATAACAGTTGGGTAGATATTATTTCTTTTACATCTTCTTCATTAAGAAAAGACGGCACTCAAGTAATTAAAGAAGATGGCTATGTTGAACTCGCATATGGATTAAAAATTCCAGATAAGTATAAAGACGTTTTTATTCGTGCAGAAGAATATAACAACGAATTATTATTACCAGAAAAATCTATTAATGGTTATGCATATTTAATAAAAGAAAATAACAACGATTTAGGACAATACCATATTTGGTTTAATGATCAGTGGGAGACTTTTATACCAGAGTATGGTTGGTATTTAGAAGAAGAAACAGTTAGTCGATTAACTAATTTTGTTAATAGTTTAACTAATCCAGCATATTTTGTTTCTTCCTCAGATAATAAAAATATATATCGTGAGTTTGAATATATTGATGGCATAAGAGTTGTTGTTGATACCATGAACAAAACAAATTCTACATTTGATCTTATTGAAATTTCTCCAAGGTTAGTTGCCGATATTTCAGAAAAAACAACTTACTTCAGTGTTAAAAAGTCTGCATCAGATTTAGGAACAAGCGGCATGCCAGTAGGACAACTACTTGCTTCTGTGGGATCATTAACACTTTTTGATTATGACAATGCTTTTAATCAAAATAATAATTTAAGTATAGTTAATAAATATTTAAGTAACAATATACAAATAAAATTTTATGATATTGTTATTGATGTTGATGGATATGATTATTTAGTTCCTATTAAAACTTTATATTGCGATGGATTTCCTAAGAACAATCCAAATGATCGTAAAGTAACTTTAGAATTAAGAGATTTATATTTTTATTTTGAATCAATAACTGCTCCAGAAATGTTAGTTACAAACGTATCATTAAGTTATGCAGTATCATTATTAATGGATTCTATAGGATTTTCTAATTATACGTTTAAAAGATTAAACAATGAAAAGGAATTAGTTATTCCATTTTTTTATATAGCACCAGATAAAAGTGTAGCAGAAATTTTATCAGATTTGGCAATATCAACTCAAACAGCAATGTTTTTTGATGAATATAATAATTTTGTTATGATGAGTAAAAATTATATGCTTCCATCAGGAAATGAAAGAGGCATATCATATACTTTTTATGGATCAAATGATTTGCTAGATACTGGAGTAATAAAAAATTTAAATAAAAATACTAAACTTGCTAACATAATTGATATATCATCAACAGATAAAAATGTATTTAATGATGGCAAAATAACATATAATTCAAGATACATACAGAGGTCGTATGGAACAATTAAACAAGCAAGCATGGTAGATAACGAGGCATCTGCTAAAAATTGGATATATAAGCCTGCCTTGCTTTGGGAAATAACTGGAGATCAGGCACTAAGATCAATAAATGGAGAGGTATCAAATCAATCATCTTATAGTCTTTCTGCCATACCATTAAACTCTGATTTGTCTTCTCAAGTTCCATATGTTTTAAATAATCAACTAAGAAATAATATTATAGATTTAGGAGAAGCAGTATATTGGTTAGGTAGATACAATGGTTATTTTTATGCAAATGGAGAAATTATAAGATTTGATGCAGTTCAATACAGTATTCCTGGGGCTGAAAAAAATATAGTTTCTCAAGACAATAATGGCAAAATATCTTTTTCTACTCAAATAGTAGGCGCATTAGGCAATGTTTGGATTAGTAGTAACCAAGAATACCAAGACTATATGTCAAAATTAACATTTAATGGAAAAATATATCCCACTGGACTTGTAAGAATTTATTCAGAGCCTAAATATGAAGAAATAAATGGTATCACTGTAATGAAAAATGGCGAGGTGTCAAGGCATGGTCGTGGACAGTTTGGCACTTCTATATTAACACATAAGGCAGGCCTAGATTCGCACTGGTCAAATAATTCTTTTCTACGTGGAATAAATATGGAAAGTAAAAATCTTTTTGGACTTGGAATAGATTTAGATTATAATATTTCAGAATTGGGAACTACTGCTGCTGGTATAGAAACTGTAAAATGTAAAGGTAATGTTAGAACTGGAGTTATAAAAAACTTTTTATCAAATTCATATACCAAAGAAACTGAAAACAATACAATAAAATCTACACAATCAGGATCAGTTCAGTCTTCTGCATTAGTTATGAGCGGTCCATCTTTTAGCACAACAGAAACCCCAATAAATTTTGTTTCTTATCAGTATAAGTCTTTAGATAATAAGTTTAAGCATTTTGGAACGAGAATGAGAATTGTTGGAAAAATTGAAGCCAGCGAAACAATAGGGCAAACCCCAATCAATGCAACTCCATATTATGTTTTACCAGGAAGTCAACCAAGCCAGAGATTAAATATATCTGGAGGCTCTGGTGGATTAGCAGTTTTATTAAATCCAGAAACAAATATTGGTTATTATTTTGAAATAATATCTTTAACTGAAAAAAACGTAAGCGAATATTCTTCTGAGTCAGAAAACTTACACAATATAATATTTTACAAAGTAATGTCAAATTCTGAGCAAAAAGCAATACCAGTCAAGTTATGGGGTGGCTTCGGAAACATTATAGTGGATGACGGAAAGTTTACAGGTCAGTCAAGAATTATTGGAGAAGAAAATCCAACAGTGTATGATTTAGCAGTAGAGTATCAGGATATTGGATCTGTAAGAAGATTTTACCTATACATTAATAATAAATTAATTAAGATTGTTGACGATAATTCTCCATTACCAACATATAATAATATGGCTTTGTTCGTACGTGGTGGATCAAAATGCATGTTTGAAAATATATATGCCCTAACAAATAATTATAGCCAGAACACAGTGTTTGCTTTAGATACACCAGTTGCAGCAGCATTTGGAGATGATGAAATAAATGCTAATGAATCATTTAGAAAATATGCCATTTCTGGTATTGTACAGTCAACTTATTTATCTGGTATTAGTTCAGCACAACCACCAAAATTTAATATATATTTTGATGAATTCGGCACTATTATGAGAGAGGCTGCATATATGAAAGTAAGATATGATAAGGCATATCCAGCATTATATGCACAACTGTCTCCAACTTTCAATAGAATAAAGGGTTATGTTGTTTCTGGATTTAGGGCTGGCTCCTATGGCGCAGAATTTTTAATATTTAATTCTACTGATACAGCACTTAATCTTGACGAAACAAGCGGCAATTATTTAAGAATTCAAGGGATAACATTTACTCAGCAATCACAAAACGAATTAAGTGTTGATAATTATTTTGCTAAAAATAGTAACTTATCTGATCCGTCTATAGGAAAGGATGGATTAATTATTTCTCCACTTAGATCACAACAGGATTATGATACAATTAAAACAAGTAGGCTAACTTATGGCAAAAAAGAATTTTCATTACAGCCATCATACATACAGACAGAAGATGATGCAAGAGAGTTAATGTCTTGGATAATAAATAAAGTAATGAAGCCAAGAAGATCAGTAGGAATAAAAATATTTAATACCCCTATAGTACAACTTGGAGACATTGTTTCAATTGAGTATAAAGATGAAAATGGACAAAATGTTATATCATCAAATGATAGCAAATTTGTAATATATAATATAGATTATCAAAAAGACTCAAGTGGTCCAAATATGACTTTATATATGAGTGAGGTATAAGATGGTATATTTTGATTCTAGCGGGAAAATTGTTTATGACGATTATCCAGCAACGCCAGATGTTAAAATGACATGGAAGCCTGGAACATTAATTCCAAGCGAAGAAGCGCTTAACTCTTATTTAGATTCAATAACTGGATTAAATGCAACCCCAGATAACCCTAACGTAATGGCTAATGTACAGGCAAACTCTTCAGATGTAAAGCCAGCAACTCCAGAAATTATATTGTTTAATGATGATGTTGTTCCTATTGAAATAATGACAGATCTTATTTTTGAAAATATAGGTGGCCAAGAACTAATAAATATTACAAGATCAGAACTAGTTGATGGACAAAATGTACTGTATCAACCAATTAAAAATTTAAGCAGCATATATTTTCAATATAATCCACAAAATATTTTAGCACTTCAAGATATAGACACTAATTATTTTAAAAAATTCCCAATTAATTTTAATTCAAAAATACCAGAATGTGGAACAGGCCCAAACTGTTCAATCGTTTATATTGATGCAGAAACTGGTAATTTAGTTATAAATGTTATTAATTTAGCGAGAGATGAACAGGTTGAAGTTTCAATAATATCGGACGGCACGGTGTTAGATGATACAATATACGAGGTGAATATATGATAACTAATACAGGAAAAGCAATTTTAGCAAAATATCTCATTGGTCAGGCACCAGCATACGCATCCTATATTGCTATTGGTTGCGGAGCAAAGCCATTGGCTACAAATCAACAATTTGGGGACTATTCTAATCAAAATTCTTTAGAATTTGAAATGTTTAGGGTTCCTATAACATCGAGAGGGTATGTTAACGATTCTGGCATAAACAAAATTGTTTTAACCGCAGAATTACCAACTGATGAAAGATATGAGATATCAGAGGTTGGGGTATATTCTGCAGGAGCAAATCCCTCAGCAGGGGCTTATGATTCTAGATCACTTTTTGCATTTACTGTTAATGAAAATTGGGAATATCATACATCAGACACTGCAGTTGAGTTGCCAATTATTTATGAACCCTTAGATGGTACCCTAGAGGATGGTAATATAAATCAAACAGATCTTGTATTTCAAACAAACTCAGACAATAGATTATTTACTAATACAGATAGAGTTTTGAGGTACGAACGTGCTAGATTTTTTAATAACATAGTTATGATGAGGGGAGACACCTCCGAATTAACTGTATCAGGAAATCATTTACAAATAGGAACTAATACTTCTCACATACATCTATTAGGTACTGCATTAGATTTTAATAAAAATGCTCCAACAGATCAAATTAAATTAGCATTTAGTATTATAAATAAAGATCCAGACCCATCAATAATTCCAGATGAAGTTAGAATATTATTAGAATTTGCAGAAACAGATTCTTCTGGAACAGGTCAATGGGCACGGTTTGAAGTTATAATGTCTGCAGATGATTATGATTTTGAAAACAATAGATATTATATTATTACAAAAGAACTTCAAGAATTATACAAAAGTACAGGTTTCACATGGAACAATGTCAGCATTGTAAAAATATACTCTACTGTTATAAATAATAATACTCCATCGTCAGATTTTTATATAGGATTCGACGCAATTAGATTTGAAAATATTTCTACCACAAATCCAATATATGGTTTAACTGGATATACTGTATTAAAAAATACAAATGCAGAAACTATAGTTAAAGCAGCAAATACAACAAACTATATAGAGTTTAGATTTGCCATGGATGTGCAGTGATGTCAATACCAGATCGTGGAATAAAAAAAATAATTATTCCTAAATCTAAGTTACCTGGATTTTTTGGTGACAATAAACAATATATTTTAAGATATAGATTTATTTCAGAAGATAAAAATAGGACATCGCACTGGTCTCCAGTATATAAAATTATTGCAGAAGATACCCCAACAGAAATTTTAAACAGCATGATTATTGATACGGAAAATAAAATTATAAATTTAGCATGGGAGCCACAAAGCAATATTGAAGAGTATTTTATTTATGTAAAATGGAATAATTCTGGATGGCAATATTATAATAAAACATCTCAGACAAGTTATTCTATAGTATATGATACTACCAAAACATACGTTCATCTTGCTGTACAAACAAAAACTATTCCATTAGAAAAATTTAATAATGCTACATTATTTGAAAATGAGGGTAGTCTGATATAATTAGACAGGAGGAATCATGGCAAAAATACCATTACCAGAATTGGGTCAACCATTAGATGTTTCATATATTTATCAAATAGCAAATGCGCTAAATGAACTATCATTGCAAATATCTCCAGCAATCTATAAATATGTAACCGTTGACGTACCTAACGGAGTTCAACAAAACGCTAAGGCATCAGAAACTAGAATAATAGCAGGGTATACAGATGTTGTAAAAAGTGCTAACCAAAATGTAGGAAGCCAACAAACTTTTACATATAACTTTCCAGCAGACTTTAAGTTTGCACCAATAGTAACAGCCACCCCAGTTAATATTGGGGCAACAGAAGCAGGTAAAAATGTTTCAGTAGTTATAAAATCTATAACAACATCAAAAGTAGATGGAGTTGTTAATTTTAATTCAACTGGAGATGTTTCAATCGGCGTTAATTTAATTATCGTCGGTATACCAAATTAATGATTAAATGCAAAAAATGTTTCAGGAATATGATATTGGACAGAGTATACAATTCAATTTCTCATCTAGAAATATATTGCTTAATGTGTGGATCAAGAAAGTTTTTTCATCCGCCGTCTGATTCGGAGGAAGGTAGATGGCTACTAAAAAAGGAAATAGAACGAGCGAAGATTACAATGTCGCCCCTGTAATACCTGGCAATAAAAAAGTTTGGTTTTTAAATAAAGACTTAGTGCGAGTTGTTCATTATAATAGATCTAATGGTATTATGTCAATATATAATATTACTAAAGGTCAATTAGAAAGTTGTTTAATAAATGATTTTAAAAATAAAAGAGAAAGAGCATATACTGTTGGAGAAACTGCTGACCTTGTTAATAGACATAAAAAATATATGCCATCATTAATGAAACGTGGAATTATTCCATTTCCAACAGGATCTCAAAAAGGCGGGGAAAGAGGATGGCAGGTCAGATCATATTATTCTGAATCACAAGTAAAAGAGATTCGTGATATACTGGCTACATACCATATTGGTAGACCAAGAAAAGATAATTTAATAACAAATGATATTACTCCCACAAAGGCTGAATTGACACGTCGAATGGGAGATGGTATACTAACATATACAAAGACTGAAGATGGTAGATTCATACCAATTTGGTCAGAATCAATATAATAGAAGGGTATGACATGGAAGACACAAGAGTATCAGTGACGCTTGGGTATACGCATAACTTAGGAAATTTTCAATCATTAAGGATAGATCTTGGCATTGTAGATTCAAAGCGTGATGGAGAAAATATAGAACAAGCATTTGAGCGTGTATATAAGTTTGTTGAAGATAAATTAACAGAAAAAGTAGCAGAAGCAAAGGTTGAAATAGAAGAAGGAAATTAGTGTGACAGATAAGCAGAAGCGCTTGGCTCTGTTAAGTAGATTTGATAAACACTATAAATTTAAACTAGGGCAAAGTCCACAATACAATAAATGGATTGAGCAGTGGTCTGCTGATGCACTTATAGAGTCATATGGCTTAGATCAATGCTACGAGTTGTTAGAATATTATTTTGAGATTACTGAAAATCCTACATGGAATCATTTTGCATATATAGCACATGATATACTTGAAAGAATACAAGAACAACAAAAAGATTTAAAAGATAGATATGAGCGTAGGCAGAAGGCAAAGGAATGGCTAAGTGAATAACTCAGAATCAAAGTTAATCTCAGCAGTTCTGAAAGATAAACAGGCCCATGTTATGCTTCAGGCAAATGTTGAAGGTATATTAAAAACACATTTAGATGTTTGGCAATTCATTAGAAAATATTATGAGCACAACTCTACAGTTCCTCCTGTGGAGTTAGTTGTTGAAAAGTTTAGAGATTTTGAAATTGCTGATGGTGTTGGCTCAACCAAGCATCATCTTGAGGAATTACAGGCAGAGTATCTTGTTAATAGTCTTAAAGATATTTTAAGATCTGCTGCTACCGATGTTCAGGGCGGTCTTGGTGTTGAGGCTCTTGAAACCTTAATTAGCAAGACTGCAGAACTTAGAAAAAACACAGCAGCCATTCGTGACATTGATGTAACAGATCTTGACTCTGCTGTTGCATATTTTGAAAATCTTAAGAAGCAACAAGAGGCTGGAGCACTTGGAATTAAAACTGGACTTCCAGGATTCGACAATTATCTCCCCTCTGGAATCATGCCAGGACAGTTAGGAGTTTTCTTGGCATATCCAGGTATAGGAAAGTCGTGGTTGTCTCTCTATTTCGCTGTACAGGCCTGGAAACAGGGTCGTAGCCCAATGATCATAAGTCTTGAAATGTCTGAGGTTGAGGTACGTAATCGTGTATTTGCAATTATGGGTGAAGGTGTTTGGTCTCATCGTAAATTAAGTGCGGGACAAGTAGAGATGGATATGCTAAAGTCATGGCATACAAAGAGTGTTAAAGGAAGGCCAGAGTTTCATATTATCTCAAACGATACAGGCGGAGATATAACTCCTTTAGTTCTTCGTGGGAAGATTGATCAATACAAGCCAGACTTTGTTATTGTTGACTATTTACAACTCATGAGTCCTAATAGTAAATCTGACAATGAAACTATTCGTATGAAGAATCTTTCTCGTGAATTAAAGTTAATGGCTATTGCAGAAGAAGTTCCCATTATTGCTATTTCTTCTGCTACCCCCGATGATGTGACTAAACTAGAAACCGTGCCA